AGGCATCAACATTAAGAACTTACACAATGTTATCTTTGCCTCTCCATCAAAATCTAGAGTTAGAAACTTACAGAGTATTGGTAGAGTCCTAAGAAAAGGCAAGGATAAGGTCAAAGCTAGATTGTATGATATTGCTGATGATTTAACAGTTGGTTCTAGAAAGAACTATACATTGAATCACTTTATTGAAAGAGTAAAAATCTATGTACAAGAACAATTTAACTATGAGATCATATCAATAAACATAAAAGATTAGGGAGGGTTTGCTTATGATAGAAGACGATTTCTATGCAACAATAAAACTTAAATGTGGTGATGAAATATTTGCCAAAGTAGCAGCATCTGATGAAGGCGATAAGGTCTATGTAGTTATCACTAATCCTATCGTTCTAGAAGAAATTAAAGTCAGAGGCAGAATGGCAGGATACAAACTTGAACCTTGGTTAAAGACTAGTACCGAAGATATGTTCATTCTTGAATTAGATGACATTCTTACTATGTCTGAATCATCTGATATTGAAATGATTACTAACTACCAAGACTATGTAAGAAGGTCTCATCAAACCACTGAGATGAAACCTACCAAGAAAATGGGTTTCATTTCTACAGTAACTGATGCCAAAGAGATCCTAGAGAAACTATATAATCTCTAAGTACTTAAAGCTATTATTTCTCTTTAACGGCAACAAACCTATTCTACTGGACATTTAGAAACTTGTCAACTATTGAGATCTCTGGTACAATGAATACAGAGAAACCTTTATTATGTCTGTCGTATCACCTACCTTTAATGCAATGAGAAGAGGTAAGAACTCCGAACACTATGTAAATAACAAGGAGTTCTTAGAGGCTCTTGAAAATTATTTTGCTGAGGTGAAGAGAGCAGAAGAAAAGGGAAAACCAAAACCAAAGATTCCCAGATACGTTGGGGAATGCTTTCTTAAGATTGCCAATCACCTATCATACAAACCAAACTTCGTGAACTATATGTTCAAGGATGATATGATTTGTGATGGCATTGAGAACTGTGTAAGATACATTCACAACTTTGATCCAGAAAAGTCTAAGAATCCCTTTGCATACTTCACCCAAATCATCTATTACGCTTTCTTGAGACGAATCTCTCAAGAGAAGAAGCAGTTGGAAATCAAGAACAAGATTCTTGAGAAGACTGACTTTGATGAAGTCTTTGATGCAAATGATCTTGATGCCAGCAATTATTCTGACTACAACTCAATCAAGGATTCTGTTCATAGCAAATTGAGATACTGATGAAAGTTGCCATTATTACGGATCAACACTTTGGTGCCAGAAAGAACTCCAAGTTGTTTCATGATTATTTCTTGAAGTTTTATCAGAACGTATTTTTTTCAACTCTAGAGAAAGAAGGTATTACCACTGTTGTTGATATGGGTGATACCTTTGATAGTCGCAAGGGTATTGACTTCTCTGCTCTGTCTTGGGCAAAGAACAACTACTATGACAAACTCTGTGACATGGGAGTTGAGGTTCACACGATTGTCGGCAATCATACTGCATACTATAAGAATACTAATTCTGTCAATGCAGTGGACCTTCTCCTGAGAGAATATCCAAATGTTCATGTATATTCTTCTCCCACAGAAGTAAAACTGGGAAATTTGAACACATTAATGATTCCATGGATCAATCAAGAAAATGAAGAAACTACTATCAAACTTATTCAAGACTCAAATTGCACATGTGCGATGGGGCACCTTGAACTCTCAGGATTTAGAGTTAATCGCCAAATCATCATGGACCACGGTCTTGAGAGCAAACTATTTGAGAAGTTCACCAAGGTCTTCTCTGGTCACTATCACACTCGATCGGACAATGGAACAGTATTTTACCTAGGTAATCCCTATGAGATGTTCTGGAGTGATGTGAATGACACCAGAGGTTTCCATATCTTTGATACTGAAACCCTGGAACACACTCCAATCAACAATCCATACAAGTTGTTTAGGAACATTTATTATGAAGACACCGACCATCAAATGTTCAATGCCACTGAGTATGAAAACAAGATTGTAAAGGTGGTAGTTAGGAAGAAGACTGACTCAGTTAAATTTGAAAAATTTATTGACAAACTTTACTCTGTTGGTGTTGCTGAACTCAAGGTTGTGGAAAATTTTGATTTCGGTGGCATCTATGAAGAGACTCAAGAGTATGAGTCTGAAGATACTCTTTCAATCCTTGATAGATATATTGAGGAATCTGAAACACATCTGGATAAGTCAATCATCCAGAAGATGTTGAAGGAGGTCTATCAAGAAGCATGTGAGTTGATCTAATGTTTATTCTGACAATTGCTGGTAAAGAGGTAGAGGGTGCCTTTTCGGTCACAGATGATGAGGGAGAACAGGTCCTCTACATCTTCGAAGATGAGGACGATGCTGCTCGCTATGCTATGATGTTGGAAGAGGAAAATCATTTTCCTGAAATGAATGTGCTAGAGATAGATGATGACTTGATGGTAAAGACCTGTGAGATTCACGGTCACAGATACACCATCATTACGCCTAATGACATTGTGATTCCCCCTGATATTTCTTATGATTCTTTTTAAGACAATCTCCTGGAAAAATTTTCTCTCAACAGGACAACACGAAACCAAAGTTGATTTTACCGAAAGTGGAACCACATTGATTATTGGTTCTAACGGGGCAGGGAAATCGACTATCCTAGATGCACTGACATTCTCTCTGTATGGTAAAGCATTCAGACGTATCAACAAACCTCAACTTGTCAACTCTATCAACGAGAAGGACTGTAGAGTTGAAATTGAGTTTAGTGTCAATAATGTTGAGTGGAAAGTTGTAAGGGGAATTAAACCTGCTGTCTTTGAGATTTACCGAGACGGCAAACCACTAGATCAAAGTGCATCTGCAGTAGACCAGCAGAAGTGGTTGGAGCAGAACGTTCTAAAGATGAACTACAAGTCTTTCACACAGATCGTGGTTCTTGGTAGCAGCACCTTTGTCCCCTTTATGCAACTGACCGCATCTAGTCGCAGAGAGGTTATTGAAGACCTGCTCGATATCAAAATCTTCTCTGCAATGAATAACCTCATCAAGGATAAGATTAGGATTTGTAAGGACGAGTCTAGAACTCTTGAACTAAAGAAAGATTCTCTCAAAGATAAAGCAGAGATGCAGCAAAAGTTTATTGATGAGATTGAGACCAAGAGTCAGACTGATATCAAATACAAAGAAGACAGGATTGATGACCTTGATAATCAAGTAACTGCATACATGCAGGATAATGAGAAGTTGCAGGCAGTTGTAGAGTCATACAAAGAGGAATTGAAGACCTTTGAGTCTGCTAAGACACAAGTTCGGAAACTGAATAATATAAGAGGAAAAATGTCTGCAAAGATTGCACACATTGAAGAAGAGTGTAATTTCTTTACAGAAAATACGGTTTGCCCCACTTGCAATCAAGATCTGAAAGAAGAGTTTCGTGTAAATAGAATTACGGACTCTAAAAATAAGCAAGAGGAATTGCAGAAGGGTTTCCAGGAACTCGAAGAAGCAATTCTAAAAGAGGAGATGAGGGAGTCCACCTTTAATAACATCTCAGATGTAATCTCCAACCAACTTAATGGCATTACTAAGAACAATACAAACATTACTAGTTGCCAAAAGCAAATCAAGCAACTTGAATCTGAAATTCAAACTCTTACCAAGGGACTTGCAAACAGAAATTCTGAGAATGTAAAACTAAAAGAATTTAAAACCAATCTCCAAAAAACTTATACTGAACTGGGTGAGAAAAGAGAAAAGACTTCCTACTATGACTTCACTTATAATCTTCTGAAAGATGGTGGAGTAAAAACCAAAATCATCAAGAAGTATCTTCCTCTTATCAACCAGCAGGTTAATAAGTATCTCCAGATGATGGACTTCTACATCAACTTTACACTTGATGAGGAGTTTAATGAAACAATTCAATCACCTATTCACGAGGACTTCTCGTATTCATC